CTCCTACTCACCATCGTTTTGTTCTTCTGTCCCTGTTGTAGTTTCTGCTGGAGTTGGAATATATACACTCTCATACCAAGCATTATAAGTAGCATCGCTTGTAGTATCACCCGTTCTAGACTTAACCAATCCATCCTCTCTTGGATCAGCAGTAAGGGTGAGCTTTTCTGTCCCCGGCTCGATAGACTCTTCTTTTGTCTCTGATTCGATAGAAGGACGAGAAGCAGAACAATTGTAAAGCACATGACGGATGCACTTAGTATCTCCATCAAACTCAAATAAAAGAGCGAACTTTTCCATTTCAGCTACAGACGCATCTTCTACAAGCACCCCATTGCTATCAAGCGATTCTTTTAGAATCTCAGTCCTAAACCACTCCGGAATGAGAGCAATCTCAAGATCTCCACTATATCCGTTATTAGCCACAGAACGAAAATAAACAATACCATCCGCATAGAAAGGATTAGAATCACCTTCTGCATCAAGACTTATACTAACTGCTCCAGGAATAGCCCTAGGTGTAGCATACTCATAACCACCATTAAGAGTCCTGCTAAGCTTAGCAGCATGAACATTTTTAAGGTTGTATTTTATTTTATTAGCCATAGTTAAACCTCCATTTCAAACGAATAAATCACTTCATATAACTTTTCACTTTCTATCCAAGTTTCTAAATACTCATAAAAAATACCGTATCTATCAAGCACTGCTTCGACCTGGCTTTCAAGAACGGTATCCTTATAATCTGTATAGACTTCGATATGAACTTTCCTTATCTTTGCATAAACCAAACCATCTGCTGAAAAATTATCAGACTCAGGCAACCTATAACATATAAAAGGAGGACTTGGTCCTTCACCTTCAGCGAAGTGGTCATAAGCAAAAGGAACATTCATCTCTCGAATCATTTCTACTAACTTCTCCATAGCATTACCCCTTCAGTGCCTTATCTACTTCTTTTTCGAACGTTTCAATTCCACTTTGCTCTGCTTTTGCAATATGTGGTCTGGCTGCTACCCTGCCTCCACCACGCTTGGCATGACCGTTTTCAAGAAGGTGGGCAAGCTGATATCTGTTCCTAGAATGTACTGTGACTTCTAAGGAATTAGATGTTTCTTTGGTTTTCTTAACAGACCAGCTTTTAGCATAAGTACCTGTATCTTTTGGAGCATTAGCAGCTATATCTTTTCTAACAGTATTACCTGCTTTTCTTACAGCTTTCTTTATATCTGTTGTTGCTAAATTGGCATACTCCTTAAGGCCCTTATTTATCTCATCAGCCAGTTCATCAATTTTCACATTAGCCATATCATCGCCTCACTTTTAAACATTTAAGCTTCAGACACTTCTTTTTAAAGTTCATATGGTCAATAGATGCAATACTATAGAGCTCATCATTAAAGGTAACTCTGTACTTAGTGCTTTCTATATTTTTTAGCTTATTGCAGAACCTTACTGTAAATGAAATGTCTGAGTCATCTACTATAAGACCTGCCACACTCTTTTCAGAACCACCCTCACCACTAACAGTTGCATAGCAAGAATAGTAATCATTCCATACATTTTTATGATTACCAATGTTATCCACCACAGCCTCATTTTTCTGTATGGTAATCCTTACATTAAGGAGAGCTACATTCATCAAAAGCCCTCCTTCCTACTACCAAAAAGAAGTGCTCGAAGAGAAAGATCAAGGGCGTGGTGGTCGGCTTCCTCCCTATGCTCATACAGATATGCCACAGTAAAAAGGACAGCTATTCTGCCATTAAAACAAGAGTCTAAATCGCTCTCATCATCAGTTCTAAGAATATCCATGCACTGCTTCTTGGCTGCAACAAGCAGATTTTCTATTAAAGCATTATCATCATCAAAATCAACACGTAGATAGTTTTTCATCTCCTCAAGAGTAATAACCATACCAACACCACCTTAATCAATTAATTACTTGAGTAAAATTCCGTCTTACTGAACAATACTCCTCGTTTACTGAAGAAACACTTGTCTTTTACTTGAGCAATACTCCTCTAATCTTGAGTATCATCTCCATTTGCCTCACTATCCGCTGCCATAAGTCCAGCAGTCTTAAGTTTAGTAAGCAATGCATTAAAGTCCTCTTTTAATGCAGCAATGGTAGATGCTTCACTATCTGCTTGGTTTTCTGCAGGTGTAAAAGTAGAAGGAAGTCCCTCCACAGAACTTCCCTCTTCAAACACTAACTTTCCACCGATATGGGTTACTTCTCCCCCCTGCTCGGTATAGTTTTTTACATTATATTCGCTCATGATAATCATCCTCCGTTATGCTTTCATCTTAAGAAGCTTGATGCCTTCAGCAAGGATTACCTTACCATCAACCCTCTCAGTTGCCACAAAGCCTACCTGTCCATTAGTGCTATAAAGCTCATTAAGTCTCTGAACAGTTCTTCCAGAACGATCAGCAATCCAATAATTCTTAAAATCACCAAAGGCGATGGCAAGTGCATCCGCTCCAGTAGTAGGTGCATATGGACTTGTATAAAGCTCATAACCTAATAACTTATCAGGCTCTCCTGCCTGTAAAGAAGGCTGCCATAAGTAAACTCCATTACCATCTTTAAGCTTACGGATAGCAGAAATTGTACTATCATTCATAAGGAACTTAGCATTTCTGCGATAAGGGCTCTTAAGAGAATACACCAAACTAATAAGCTCATCTGCAGTAATAGCTGTTTGAGAATTAGCTGTAACACCTACCTGCCCTCCATTAGCAGTAAAGATACCTGTCGGCTGACCAGTTCCTGTACCAACACAGAAAGCTTCCTCCTCTGCTATACCAAAAGCTCTAGCGAACTCAGATGCAATATAAGCTTCTAAGTCAAACATAGAGTCCTGTAAAAGTTCCATAGATACTTTTACAAGGTCAGTTAACTTAAATGCATCAATTGTTTTCTGATCGAAAGTAGGATTGCTTTCTGTATAAGCACCGTTTTCAGCAGTCCACTGTGCAGTGGAATGAGTAGCTGCAACCGGAATCTTTCTTTCTGCACTTGTAGTAATAGTCTTAGCCAAGCTTCTTACTACGTTTGCTTCATCAAGCCCCATCACAATTTGACGTTCAAATTCCTCTGGTACAAGATAACCTCCGTCTGCCTGAACTCCCTCAGACAATACGTTGTGAACTAAAGCTCTACCACGAAGGTGAGCTCCGAAATCTTCTTTGTAGGCATTAGAAGCACGACCTGTCTTATCTTCATCCCTCTTCATATCAGGCTTACTCATAATAGGAGTGTTAATAGGTCTGTTTAATTCCTCTTCTCTTGCCTGTGCTCTTTGCTCTCTGTCGATGGCCTTAGTTAAGTCTTCGATCTCTTTTTCCATACGGCTATAAGTTTCGTTATCCTCAGCAGATAAAATACCGCTGTCGTTCTCGTGTGTGTCCACAAAATTCTTAGCAGTCTCCCAAACCTTAGCTCTTTTTTCAATCAATTCATTAATAGTCATAGTTAAAGTCCTCCTTAAATAAACTTTTTAATAAAATTAAGACGCTCTCTGATCTCATCAGCTGGGCGTCCTTTCACATCATTTGTTTCTTTATTTTTAGTTTCTGTATTGCTTTTCTCTTTTGAAGAAGCAATGCCACACTTAGCACTAATCCTTTCTCTAAGTGAATTCGTAACTACTGCTTTGTAGTAAATACCAGCTACAGGTGGTGCTTTGCAATCAGTAACATTACCTTCATCCCTTTCAAGGATTCCATCTGCAAAACCTAAATCCACTGCCCTATAAGCATTCATCCAAGTTTCTGCATCCATCAGATTAGAAATCTTATTCCTATCAGCACCAGTCTTAATCTCATAGGCATTTATAATTGATTCCTTTACCTCTGAAAGCATTTGAATAGCTTTTTTCATTTCATCCTTATCACCAAATGCTATGGTAGCTGGGTTATGTATCATAAGCATTGAGACCGGACTCATAAGAACCTTATCTCCTGCCATAGCTATAACTGATGCAGCTGAAGCAGCAAGCCCATCTATCTTAACTGTTACATTGCCTTTGTAGTCTACAAGCATGTTATAGATCTGAGCTGCTGCAACACAATCTCCTCCAGGACTATTTATCCAAACAGTGATATTTCCACTTCCTGCATCAAGCTCGTCTTTGAATAGCTTAGGTGTGACTTCATCATCAAACCAGCTTTCCTCAGCTATCATCCCATTAAGGAAAAGAACTCTTTCACAGCTTTCTTCTCCGTTTTGGTCTTTGATTTTTTGCATCTTCCAATTCCAAAACTTCTCCATCTAACTCCTCCTTTCCGTCATTCTCTGCATTGTAAACGTTGTAAGCGGCCCCTGCTGACACTAAGGGAACCATATTTCCATTAACCATATATAGGTCTCCTCCATCCTCTTTTGGTATTCTGTCTAGGTTCTCAAGAGCTCTTATATCATTAGGGCTCATAAAACCATTCTGAATCCCAACTGCATAACCTGCCATACGACTTTGGTAGTCTCCTCTTAATAAGCCATCTACATTGAACTTAAAAAAGTATTTTTTCTTTTCGTCTCGTGTAAGCAATGCTCGAAACATAGCCTGTTCTAATCGGCTTACCCAAGGATCAAGAGTGTATTTAACAAACTCTAATGACTGCTGCTCTATATTGTTAAAGCTAGACTTCTCCAAATCTCCTATCATATGAGGTGGCACACGAAATATCCTAGCTATCTCATCTATCTGAAACTTTCTCGTTTCAAGGAACTGTGCTTGTTCTGGGCTTATACTAATAGGTGTATATTTCATACCCTCTTCAAGAACAGCTATCTTATTAGCATTAGACGAGCCACCAAAGGTTGTCTGCCAACTCTCACGAACCCTACTAGGGTCCTTAATAGTACCTGGATGTTCTAATACTCCTGATGGTGCAGCTCCGTTAGCAAAGAACTTAGAGCCATACTCCTCTGTAGCCATAGCAAGACCTATGGCATTCTTGGCCATTGCTATTGGTGAATAACCTACCAATCCGTCAAAGCCTAGCCCTGGTACATGAAGCACCTCACAAGGCTTAAGCCTTACACATCTACCTACCTTATCCGTACCCTTTCTGCCATTTACATCATCTGCATCTGAAACTGTGTATTCGTAATAAAGATTTCCTTTATCATCACGATCCACTTTCATCTTATCCGGCATAAGTGGGTACAAGGCTATGACCTCACCTTTGCCATTTCTAATTATCTGTGCATAGGCGTTTCCAAAGAGAAGCAAATGTGTCATTAGCGTCTCTCTAAAAATAAAAGATGTCATCTCCGGATTAGGCTCATCATGGAGCAAAAAATAAAGCGGATGCTCTACCGCTTTTTCTTTACCACCATCATCGTTGTATCTGTAAAATTGTAATGGTAAGCTTGCCACTGCCTCCGACAAAATCCTCACACATGAATAAACTGCCGTCATCTGCATTGCAGAACGCTCGGTCACATACTTACCACTTGAACTAGAACCAAGAAAAAAACTGTAGGAGCTCCCTGCAGTTCTATTAAAAGGCTTATCCCTACTGCGAAATAAAGAACTAAATATTCCC